GACAACAGACACACCACTGGGTTTCGGGAATACCCAACGACGCGCAACTATCCACTGGTCCTTCGAGGCAATATCTGAAATCACTCGCTCGTGTCATTCGACTCGGCTTCCTTCTTGGCCTTATGCGCGTCTATCGCATCTTCGATTTCTTCTTTGGCGTCTTTGGCGATTTCCGCTCCATCCTCGATAGCGTCGAGGGCTTCACTCAATGTGATTTTACCATCGGCCATTAACTGTTGGTAGCGTCTTAGACCCCATATTACGGCAGGCACTAAGATTGCGAGAACCACGACCGCCAGTAGCAAGGTGTCTATATCCAATGCTAACTCCATGATAATAGCCAGTCAGATATGGCTTTTAAGCGTATATGAAGGTGTAGTTTTGCCTACTTTACGGTGCTTCTCTCCTATTTCGGGCTTCTTGATGGTGCTTTGTTTGGATTGCAGGCCGCCGCCCCGCGCAATAGTAACCCGACCATCACTCGTCGGTTTGCGCGTTCCTTCACACTACGAATCTCTATCTCCACGAACCAACGGTTTTCGTTTCACCCGTATAGCCGCTTAGAGATGCGAACATCAAGCAAGCCGGACTAAGATGGACCGCTACACACAGGGGCGTATTTTACCGTCCGCGTCACCCCGTTTCAATCTGTATAGGGCGTGAGTAGGAGAATGGTTCAGACATCGTTAGTTGCTCGAATGCTCGTCTGATTTACCGTCTGCGACTGGCGGGTGAACCCACCTGTTGTCCGACTAAGAGGGCGAGTGTTCAGTTCGCCCCCAACTACATTTTAGCGGACAGGGTGTGACTATATAACATTTACGCTATCAGCGTTTTCCACCATGATACTCGACGGCGTGTCCTTCTGAAATGAGAGTCTTGTTGATGTTGCGTCCGCTTAGAGTTTTGAGTTCCCCCAAACATCTCCCGAACTTTCCTACACCGTGAGACTTCACTACTATACGGCCGTCCTTACATAGTTCCTCTAATCTTTCCTTTGCGGCCAGGCCACGAATCTTCTCTTCCTTATTTCGAGTCCGAGATTCCGGCGCATTCAATCCGTGTAATCTAACTCGCACTTTGAAATGAACATTGAATCCTAAGTCCACGCGCACATCGACTGTGTCGCCATCGACCACTCGAAGAACATCTGCAAAGTATTCCCACATCAGATTAACACTCCTATGAATCTAAGAATTGACTCCAACCAGTCGGGAACATCGAGAGTTATTCCCGAATCATCTCGCATGAAGAATCACTCAGTCTTCTTCGGCTTCTTTGTAGCAGGCACTTGAGATGACTTAGGAGTAGTAGGTCCGGTTGCGACTGAGTTAGTTCCGGTCACACTGAATGCTTCCATGTTTAGTTCGTGCGCCTTCTGCATCTTCTCCATGTCTAAGTCGTGTTGAAGACGCATTGATTCTAACGCGCGTGTGTGTTCCTCGATTGCCTTAGCCTGTTGGACTTGCCCGTCGAGTTGGTCGGGTAGTATGCTAATCTTAGCCGATTCTTTTCCTTTGAATAGGTCGAGAACAGAAGTAATAATCAGAAGTGCCGGACCACCGAGAAGACCAATGACGGTTAATTGTGAGTCGGTGATTTCTCTTTCATCGACGATTGAGAAGTATGATGCAACGGCCGCTATCAGAACCCACATCACTACAACCATAAATCCGAATGTGAGCATCAGTTTCTCGTTTGGGTTTCCCATCTTCATTTCTAACACGCTCTCTAAGGGTAGTATTTTGTGTGATAACCGATGGTTTATGACTGTATTTCTAACAAAGTATATAAGCAACAATCCCATATAGATAGCCGCACTGCACAGGAGCGCGAGCAAAACTGAGAGTATGCTCGTCTGAATCATATCCGCGTAAGCCATCATCTCACCCTGTCAAATAACTCACTAACTGCAACATAAATGAACCATTCAAGAATGATAACTAAGCCACATATCAAAGTGAAAGCCGCATCTCCATCATTCATCGAATCACATCATCATTGGTGCGCCTACGGACGCGCATACCAAACCGACGATATACCAGGCATACTTCTTCAGTAATGCTTTGATTTCCTCAACAAATGATTCAACGGATTCTAAGCGAGCGTCTATCTGAACCACTTGCTCTCTCGTTTCTCTCATGTCTTTTTCAATATGGAATAAGTGATTATCACGGATGGTTCTAATGTCGTCTTGCATTGCTCTCATCATCTCAAGCGAAGCGTCGCCGTCACTCATGACCGAAGGCAAATGCAAAGTGGTTATTCACTATGCCCCGAATACCCTTACTTCGGGCATTCCAATATCTTCGACCAATTCAGCCGCAAGTCTCGCATACAGGAGAGCGTGGAAGGCGTGGTCATCTCCGTCTCTTCCATACTTAGTCAACTTCTGACCCCGAACAGGCCGAGTGTCTTTTTCGTCATTTTCTGCTGACGAGTTCAAACTGCACCATTCGTGCAAGACCCATTCTAACGAAGTATCTCCGTAGGGAAGTCGTATCTCGTTATTCTTGATTGCTTCAATCGTTTCTTCAACATAGGTCGTTCTATCAACCACCAACATATAGATGAGATTCCGATTGTTGTCTCGACGCTTGTATTCAAACGGAGTCATCGGCCGAGATGAATAGTAGCACGAACGGACGCGCTCGCCGAACTCCTGTTGGAGTTCCTTCACCTGCCTTGCGCCATATCCTATGTCTGCAACAACTTGTGTGCAGTTGTAGCGTAGCATTAGGTCTTTGATGACTGCTACCTCATCCGACTCGTGGTCAGCCCTTGAATCCAATTTGAGAGCATCGAGAATCGTTCCTTCCTTTGTCATGATGACGACAGTTGTCTCGTTGCCCCAGTCAATACCCATCACTGATTCGGCGGGTGGTGTCAATCCTTTCTCGTTCCTCAATAAATCGCGGTCGCAAGCCTGGAGCGCGACATCGAATGTAAGGGGCTTCGTAGCCCCTGCGAAAAACTCACCCAGCACTTCGTTTGCGAATCTTCGTGGAGTGTATGTGTTCCGTTTGTATTCAATATCTTCTTCGTCAATATCGGGGTGCATCTCTTGACTGATGTGATAACCGATAATGTCAGACTCTCCATGCACCCAGTGTTCGCCATCCCACTCGCCCTTAGTGGACTTCTCCCATAGTTTCCAAAACTCCGAACCTTGCTCACGCGCAGTTCCACTAACAACCACCCACTTATACTCAGATTGTGCAAGCATCTCAATCAACATCGGCAAAACATCCGAGTCAGAATCCTGGTATTCGTCGATGCAACACAAGTCCGCTTCGACTCCTAACAACGCGTGTGCGTCACCCCAGTTGGAGTAGGCATAGAAATGATTGAGATTTCTTGCTCCGATGTCGAAGGTTTGGTGACTGACCGAAGTCTTCACTCGTGGCTTCAACAAACAGCCGCCATTGATTGACGACATTAGCGCGCCGTTGAATCTCTCGTCAACAAACCTCGTCACCTGTGGTTGACGGGGCGCAGTATAAACGGCGTTGAAGTATGGTATGTTCAACAGTCCATAGAGAAGGAGATTACAGATTGTCTCAGTCTTCTCGACTTTTCGACTGCACTTTAGGACTATCATTTTCGTTTTCTTATTCTTACCTGTCGCGCCGAAGTGTCGGTATATCTCAATCAGATAAGGACGCTCATGCAGTAGGAATGGACCACCATTGATGGTGCGGAAGTATTGTGACCACCTATCGGGATAGAGAGCGATTTCACGCGCCTGTTGGGGCGTTAGACGGTCTGTATTGGTCGTCACGGTGGTTGGGTGGGGCTGATGGGTATTAACGGTTCAAGTCCTCAGCAATGAGCCTGCGGAAGACTGCGCCTGGAGATTCATTCTTCTCGTCCTTGCACTTTTCGAGATATTCCAATTCTTGTTTTCCTACGATTACCGAGATTGTCTTACGGACTTTCGTAGGTTGTAGGATGTCGGGGTCTTCTGTGGCTGAGTCGTTGATGATGTAGCCCAACTTCACGCGCGCATTTCCATGTCGGTTAACTCCGTTCTTAGACAATACAACCGATTCAACCGTCTCGTCCTCTCGGACCAGTTGCTTTAGAAAATATGTGACTTGAGTTGCAGTCAACTCCATGTTAGGTCGAACCTGTGGAGAGTCATTGTAGCGTTCAGCAATGTCAGCACTGGAGAGGATTTTATGCCCCTGTTGCTTTGCCTTCAACATACAATTCTTGAGTATTCTTTCGCGTCTTTTCTTTGAGTTCATGTTTCAACCTCTATGTCATGTGTCTTACAGTGAGGACACTTTACCTTCGTCTTCAACCTGCCCGAAGGAGTTGAGAGAGTCACGCGTCCGTTGCACTTCTCACAACGAACCTCGTAGTGGTTAAACCCTTTCGGTGGTGCGCCATTTACATTCACCAATTTAGGCGGTCGGTTGTCTTTCCACGACGGAATAAACTCCGTCGTCCTTGTTGCGTCTTCCATTTTTGTTTCTGTCATTGTCTTCCCCCATTCGGTAGGTTCGGTCGTCTGACCTGTAATGTAATTGTAGTGTATGTCTGCTGAATGTGATGTCAACTTCTCAAGCCACCAACACTTTCGTTGTGTAATGCGTTCTCCTTCGGTGTGAACTCCGATGGCCTCAACGAGTGTAGTCGGATTCAAACGATACCGTTCTGCCTCTCCTAAAGCGACAGACCGAGAATAAGATTCAGTTAGTCCGTATGACTCCTGTTGCATAGCACTTCTAAGAAATAGCATAGCGTATGTTTGCTTGACATTCTCTTGTTTGGATTGCGGCCTTTTGAGCGTGGCGTCTATTTGCTTCTCCTGTCTGTATTCTTGTCTTAACTCTCGAAAGGTTCGCTCCCAGTTGTATTTGTTATTCGGGTCTTCTGTCATACCAGTCAGAAAGGGGAAGGATTTGGCGAATTGGTTATACCCCCGAACCCATGCTTGATAGTCCATTGTGTCGTCACTGAGAGAGGCAATTCCGCAAAGGGGTAGATAAGCCCCTAAGTCCTTACGCGAGCGTGGCGTGTGTAGTATGAGCCATGCTTGAGTGAATAGGTCAGTCATTGCCTCTCCACCGTCAGACAACACAGTTTCAAAATTATTCCAGGCTTCCCATTGCTTCAACGGGTCGCCGTCATTTTTGTCAAGGCGATGACTTGCTGAGGACTTGATTTTCAGTTTCAGCAAACCCAATTTCGAGTCTAAGCCGTAAAAGGTGCTACGGTCAACGAATAGAGGCGTGAAGGATTCCCTTAGTAATAGAATGAGTATGTCAGTCAAAATGACTTCAACGAACTCGGAGTATTCGATTCTGTCTGTGTCGTATTCCCATATATGGTTGAATGGACTTCTCCATGTCGAGATTTTGGGGTCAACGAAGAAGCCGTGTGTTCCCTGTGTGACACCGAACCCGTCGTGTGATTCACACGGAAGCCACTTTCGACACTTCGATATTTGATGGTCACGATTCCATACATTGAGTTCATTGATTATGTCATTGTCGTCGAAGTATTCACGGTATGTCTGAGTCTCTTGAATTACTGTATTACCGCAAGTCAGCCACATTAGATTGTGAGTCGTATTGGTAGCCAACAACGCTTCCATAGCGCGCGGCTTATACCGAGTGTCGGGGTTGCCCTTAATGGCTCGTCCGAGATACCGATGACCACCATTCAACCAACCGTGTTTGGTAGTTCCCTCGATTTTTCGTATGTGGAAATTGTCAACATGACTACGCATTACATTAGCGAGACTACCTCTCAACTCCTTCGGTGAATAAGCCGCTTTCGCTCCTTTCAAGAGTGGT